TGGTCTTCTCGTTCCCACAGAAGTCTCCAAAGGACGCTGTGACCCGGAACGACATGAGCGCTCTGGAACAGCTAGAGGTGTGGAAGAAGTACGCTTTGCATTGGTGCGAACACAAACCGTCCGTGACTATAAGCGTACGGGAAAACGAATGGTTAGACGTAGGTGCATGGGTCTATAAGAACTTTGACATCTGCTCTGGCATTAGCTTCCTACCTCATTCAGACCACACCTACCAGCAAGCTCCTTATCAAGATTGTGACAAGGAAGCCTACGATGCGTTGGCTAAGACAATGCCAAAGAACATCGATTGGTCTAAGCTGGGCGACTATGAGACAGACGACAATACAACCGGGATGCAGACGTTGGCCTGTACCGGTGGTGTCTGTGAAGTAGTTGACCTAACGGCAGCTTGACGTGGAGGTCGTAGCTAAACTGTTGTTCTACTATGCCTTTGTGCTTAGCAACGGACATCTTGAGGCAAAAATAAAGGAGGTGCACGAATGCCCTCCTGTTGAAGTAGTCCAGCGTGTAGCCGCGTACCGTATGGAAGACCCTGCGGTACTCGGCTGGTCTGCTGGGTGTAGTGAAGTAGATTTTGTAGTTAAACCTGGTGTGTCTATCGAGCGTTTTTCACCATCGATGCACCGAAGTACAGACCTACAATCGCTCCTAGCAGATGAGTATCCAGAGGAGTAAGGACCAGACCGGAAAGAGATTGCCAAGTGGTTGTCTCTTTCCCTTCTGTCAGGAACAGAAAACCTGGTGTCCACTCTGTATACCCAACGGTAACAGCAACCTCGGGCCAGAAGACAGCAACTAACTTCGGCCAGACGATTACAGAGAACACTGCCGCAAGCGCGATGACGCGCCGGGTCATTTGAAAACCCTTGTTCTCATATCTACGGGCCAAGTCGGTCGCCTCGGATTGCGCTGTTAGACCATCTATAGCGCGTTGGAAGGCGTCTTGCTTGGCCTTTGCACTTTGGCCCCATAGTGTCATTACGCCTGACAATAGGCCAGAGCCCAGCATTGTGATAAGTTCTAGTGGTATACCTTTAAGCATTAGTGTGCTACCTTCTGTGCTTCTAGTAGAGACACACGAACTTGTAGATCGTGAATTGTGTGCATCAACGCTTCGCGCAATGCCTGTCTTGCTATGGCGTTGTCCGGGCTAGGCACAATGGCACCGTCCGGTGTAACGAGTTGCATCATGCGAGATTCGATCAGGTACAGGCGGTTCTCTTGTTCGTTAAGCGCTGTTAGCAGATAGCCTACCGCAGCAAACAATACTGGAGCAGCCGCTGTTAAGATAGCCTGTAAGTTTATTTGCATTTCCTTAGCCATTTCTGGACAGTTTCTGTTTCATAGATGCGTATCCCAAGCCAAATGATTGTGAACACACTGGCCACGGCTGGTAACAACTCGACTACACTGGCGAACGCTACGGCTCCAGCCGTGAGATCAATGGGGGTCTTGTCGTCCATTGCTATTTCTTTTTCTTTGTAAGAAAGGATCTAGCTTCAGACAACGTCATACCAGACGGTAAGTTGAATTTAGATAAAGACAAAGCCTCTTCAAACACATTTGGATCTAAATACATTCTGGACAACTCACTATCAGGTTTGTTTTCAAATTCGATTATACCTTGAACAATTCGAGGCAAATCGTTTACCGTAACCTTATCCCTTCCTACCTTTGATTTTACATATTCGTAATAACGCTTTGTAGGGTTTTCGCTCGGCGGTGCATATTCGTTTATCATTTTTGATAAGTCACCACCGTGTTTTTTAATCTTAGTAGCTGTGTCTCGCATCAACGCCCGTAGACCCATCTGAGGGCTATCAAACACAGCAAATCTATCTTCCGACCCATAGCCAGTATCTGGCACCATACCTGCCCAACCCTGGCTTCTTTCTACGTTACCTGGGTTGTTATAGACAGTTGGTTTATCAGGTTCTAATAAACTTTGAGGACGCTGTGGCGGCATAGGTACGTCAGGGCTTAACAAACCTTTGTTAAATCTTTGCTCGTAGTAATCTCTACTAGACAAAGATCTTGCCAGTTCCATTTCTTGATCTCGTTTGGCCTTAGCTGCTTCCATTTGAGCAGGGTCAGAACCGAGAAGACCAACAAATTGAAGTACATCACTTAGCGTTGACACTATCTTGCCCTCGCTATTGCAGCGCCCTCTTTGAGACCACTTTGTCCAATGTTGCCCATAGGTGGTAACCTGCTTGCAGACTGGAGCATGTTCATTATGTTTGCTCCGAGTTCTTGCTGTTGCATTGCTAGGTCTGGTGCAGGTGCTTGCTGTTGCTGCTGCGGTGGAGGATTTTGCTCGTTGTACCTGACAAACCTAGGTTTAACACCAGGCTTAATCACGTTGTAATCGCCTTGTTCATTCATGTATGCAGAGACAGACGCAGCAAGTAACCCGTTTCTACCTGATAAAGCCGCGTCAGCAGCTTTTCGCGCTGTTTTTATAGCTTTTTCTGCACTAGGTTTCATTTTTAATTCTATTTTATCTATATCAACTCCATCGACCATACCTTTGTAAGCAGCTTTCCACGCTTGTCCACCTGGTCCAAAACTTTTCATACCGTACATCATTGTAAGAGGTTTAGTCATTGCAAAGAAAGATCCTCTCATTCCTAATTGAAATACTCTCATAGGAATTGATGCAGCAGATATAGAACCAGCGCTTGGATCATAGTTTGAAGCACCGCGTATAATTTCAGCCATACGTAAAACAGATTTACCTGCTTGCCCTATTTCTGCATCACTTGCTTCTTTTAATAATTCCATAAATTCTTTAGGAGATTGTGTATAAGCATCAATTATATCACTAGACCATGCTCGCATTTTAGGCATTTGCTGATCAATAGGTGCTGTCGATATACTTGCAATACGAGACATAATCTCGCCGTACAACATTTGACTGTAAAATTTACCACCTTCAGGATCAATTTTTTTATGTCTACGTAATTCTTGAACAGCCTGTCTTAAATCAGAACCACTAAGGTTACTTGCTAACTTTGCAGTACGGTCTACAAATTCTCGTGCTTCTTTAAAAGTTAACATTTCTCCAAGTTCATCAACGCCTGCAACATTACCGCTTTCAATTTTTCTCAAAGCAGTTTTATATTTCTGATAAGCATCATTATCAAAAAGTTTGTTGTAGGCTTTTTTAAATTTTTGACTTCGAGCAGTTTTTTCAAATAATCTGATTTGAGCTAAAGCGTCTCTAGCACTTTGCTGTAACTCAGGTAAAGGTTTTGTTAAATCATCTAAACCAAATTTAAGTCTAGTATCACGAGCATATTGTGTAGCCACTGTTCCTAGAATTTCATCTGCGGTTGCAACACCAGATGCCCTACCTCCTAGAATTTCTGTTCCACGTAAAACTGAGTCCAAATCTTCTACAATAGAGCCAAATGTAATATTTGTTTTTTTACCAGTGATAATGTTTTTAGTAAAACCTTCTACGCTTTGTTCACTAGTGTCGGTTAAATAACGTAAAGATTTTTGATTGAATGGTGATATAAATTTTTTATATTCTTTATTTACCCGTGCAAGTTCTTGAGAAAATTCTTTACCAAGACGAGAACTAAGAGCGTCAGTAACACCATTAGACAAAATAACAGCTTCTCTCATTTGTTGTCGTGTTAAGTTGCCACTCATACCTCTACGTAAGTTTTGTTGAACTACGTACAGATCTTGCGCGTTTGGTTCTACAAATTCTCTTTGACCTTCAAATGTAGCTATAGGACGATCTTTAGCTTTTTCAAAGTCAAAGGCTTCTCTCATTTCATTTTTAGGTCTTCTAACAGCTTTACCTGTTTCATCAAATTTAACAGCTCTAGTTAGACGACCAACAACTTTGGAGTTATCTGATAACGTTGTTAAACGACCGGCAGCAGCTTCTGCGGTTGTTCCTAAATCATCAGCCATTTTGTTTAAAAGATCAGCGACATTTTGAGCGTCTATTTTTTGTTCTACTAAACCTCCTAAATTTAGTTTAGGATTAGGAATTTGATCTGTTCCATACAAAGACGGGCTTTTAAATTTTTCTATTCCAGCTTTTAATGCTCGATTTATGTTACCGGCTATTAAATCGGTTAACTGTGTAACTTCCATAACCTCGTCAATTTTAGCACCATGCTTTACGTAAAAATTGTCTATTTGTTTTACAGTATCTTGAACAAGTTTTTGCTCAGTTTTTGTTAAACTGTTTTTTATAGACTGATACAATTCTTCTTTAGGTATATTCGGATTTACATACAATTTAGATTTAACTAAGTCATCGTATTTTCTTAAAAATTCTACAGCTCTAGCTGGAAGAGCATCACCCATACTACGAGCACCCGCTCCTTCTAAAACAGTTACCATACGAGTTGCTAATGTATTTTGATCGCCTAACATTTCTTTAAGAGTAGCATATGGCACAAGATCATCAGCAACTTTTTCTTTAAGACCTGCTGCTATAAAATCAGCTTTTGCTTCTTCTCTAGCTAATTTAATTGAATCTTTGTTAACAGGTTGCATGTCTTTCATAGTTTTACCAGCGTATGAATTTGCTGATTGTTTTATTTTACCAGCAAGTTTTCCTACACCGGCTATAGGAAGACCAAGAGCCAAAGTTGTCCCTAGAACTGCTGCACCTTCAGTACCGATACGCTCAAATATTTCAATAGGACTTTCTTTGTTAGTTCCGCGTAGAGCTTGAATACCTTCAAGACCAATGTTAGCAGCAACATCACCAGCCGCAGCACCTGCTGCTCCTATAGCCAATTGAGCTAACAAACCTGTTCCAGCTGTTGCTGCAATAAGACCAGCCTCACCAATTACTGATGCTGTACCTGCTGCAATTTCAGGAGCTATATCTACAAGGTCATAAAAACCATTATCAGTTCCATCAACAAACACGTTACGTTCGTCTTTAGGCTCTATACCGCGTTGACGAAGACCAGCCGGGGTAATGTAAAGACTACCCTCTTCGGTCATTCCCCAGTTACCTTCGCCTACTTGATCATCAAGTTCAGCTTTGATCTCTTTTGGATTACCACGAGCAAGGGCTTGTCCCCAACGAATACCTAAGTCTGGTACGCCGTCTCGAATGTTGAAATCTTTTTCAATATCGTAAACACGTCCGAACAAAGAAGATTTTTCTGGAAGAGCTTTAAGGATAGCGTTATCCACTTGCTCGTCAGACAATCCCTCTGGAAGTTTGACCTGAGTACCGTCGGCCAATGTATAGAGCATAGCCATGTTTTGTACCTACCTTAGTCTGGAACTTGAATGCCACGGTCTCTTGCAACGCTTGGCTCAATAAGATTACCGTAGCCTATGTCACGTAGAATATCGGAATTTGCTTTATACACACCACCGATTACACGCTCGACTTCATTATAGGCATCTAAAAGTTTAGCCGCGTCTGTGGTTATACCAGGAGCTTTTAGCATAGCGTCTATTCGTTTGTAATCTTCTTGTGATATTTGACCACTTGCTATTCCTGAACCAACCGCACTAAGCAAATATGCGTTGTATTTTTCAATTTGTTGAGAAGTGGTTAAACCACCACTGGCTCCAAACGCTGCTCCAACGCTGCTTATTAGGTTTTCAAAAGCTCCTTTAATACCGCCTGCTCCTTCTTTACCAAGCAGACGTTTAATTGTTTGTATAGACTCAAGACCTTGTTTTTGTTGTCTAGCGTCTGTAATCATTTTAGCCATAAATTGTTTAAACTCTGGTCTCTTACCAGCTTTAGCCATTTCAACTTGTAGTTTATCGTATTCTAGTTGTTGTTTAGCAGCGGCTGCTTCTTGTGCTTTTTGTGCAGCAAACACTTTCTGACCCGCTGTTGCTATACCAGCGCCAAGACCCCGTGGATCTGTAAATGCTTCCGGTTGTGCCATAATTTGCAAGAGTGTACCAACAAACGGATCGTTAAGAACATCTTTGAAACCACCTAGTAAATTCTCAATTGAAAAACCAGATTCTCCTGTATAACTGTCAGAAGACAATAATCCTTGCGCTTTATTTTTTTGTTTCGCTTTGTAATCACCGTAGTCTATACCTGTTATAATAGCGTCTTCAGCTTTGTTTTTTGCTATAGGTTGTGCAGGAGCTTCTTCAGGTATTGGTCTAACATTAGCAAACATATGTGGACCAACGTCCATAACAGACGGAGTGCTTACAGTAGGAGAAGCAAATGGAACAAAATTTGGATCAATAGCCATTTGCCGGTTTCTAATGTTCATAGCATGTTGCCTAGCCATTGCGTCTGCTATACGCGCATCACTAGCATTTATGGTTTCTTGTTCTTGCCGTTGATTTGTAAAATATTGTTGCATATCGTTTATTATGCGTAATTCTTCAGGCGTCATAACCATATACTCCTACAACATACCTTTAATGTTTTGTTTCGGATTTTTTAGAATGTACTCGACAAGCGCGCTTCTAAAAGCATTTTGAGCTAATGTTTGATAATCAGGACGGGGATTAACAGGAGCAAACGGTCCTGCGCCTAGACGACCGGGAGGAGCATAACTGGCAGCAGATGCTCTAGGAGAAATTGACGAGCCTTGAGCTTGTGCAGGTTTACTTGTCGCTGCGTTTGTTGCAGCTATAGCAGCAGTTGCTAAATCCTTACCATATTTTTCTCTTTGTTTTTTAAGCCAGTCACTCATAGACATGCTTTCTTTTTCACCTTGGTACATATCTTCAGGCTCATAACCAAGGTTTGGACCAGCAGCGGTTGCTCTGCCTAAATAATCTACGCTACCTAGATCCATTGGATCATATGTCATCCTTTGATTTAGCTTAGGCTCTAGTGCTTTACCTGTAATATCTGCGTCCCACGGATCATATTGTAATCCGCTAACATAACCCATTTCTTTTGTGACTTCAGACGCTTTTTTAGCCTGATCTTTAAAAAACTCTGGTTTAAACAAAATATCAAGTAAATTGCTACTTTCTTTTATTTTTGGAGGAGTAGCAGAAGGTCTATTATAACCTGCTAAGTATGGAGAAGACGCATCGTATGCAGCGATGTCTCCTTTTAAGAAACTACCCATTTAACACCTTCCCGTAATCTACTTGGTAGTAACCGTCTGTGCCCATGACAACTGCATCAGGCATAAAGTCCAGTACCTCTTGAGCCAAGACGCCAAAAGCAGGTTGATCTTTGACCATCTCCTTTGCCTCTTTTGTCCACTCCCAGCGATACACCGGTATACCGTTTGGCAACTTACCAACGCGCTTGATTTCAGTCTTGAGCCTAATGTCTGAATATTTAGATATAGCCGCACTACCTAGCGTTGCACCGATGTTTGCAGCTTGGCCCAATGCTGATTGTTTCTGCATGGTTTGTGTACCAAAGCCTTTGGTCAGTTCGTCAACGGTTTGTGTACCACCGAGGCTACCAAGACCGCCAAGAATACCGAGATACCTTGAAATCCTATCTTGTAACTCTTGAGCACCACCCGTAGCCATTCTTGCCTCTTCGGCCAATCTTGCTGCTTGTCTGCTCTCAATGTCAGCACCAATAGCTTCTTGCAGACCAGCTTGCATACCGCCTAGGCCAAGAATGTCTGATCGTAGGCCACCTAAGCTAGCCAAAGCCTGTTGTCTGCGTGTTTCTTCTTGACCCAACGCTTGAGCTAATTGTTGCTGTACAAGATCTTCGCGCTGACGTTGTTGTAGCGTCTGCATTTCACCCAAGGCCGTAGACCCCAGACCAAATTGCCCAGCTTCCATCGCCTGTTGTTGAGCTAGTTGCTTGTCCCGCTCGGTCATTGCGCGAGCTTGGTTAGCTATATCACCTGTTTGTGCTTGGAATATCGCAGAGGTTCCAGGTGCAGCCGTTGCCATACCGTACTGTTGAGCATATAGGTCTTGAACACCCGGAGCAAATCCAGCAGCTTGCTCACCTAGAGCACCGTACAAGCGCTGTGCCTCAAGCGTCTGAGCACTGTCTTGTGGCAATAAAGACCCACCAAAAAACGTAGACTGGCCAAAAGCTGACTCTAGACCAGGCAAAGCGCTTTCTAAGTATGGAACAATTGGAGCATAGGGATCAGAAGTTCGTGTTCCCGTCGTTCTGCTCTCAAACGGATTTTGTACTTGTTTAGTTTTTGAACCCATTATAGCCTCTTCACGATAGTCGTTGTTTTATACACGTAACCGTTCGGTTTTAACTTTCGTTCCCATCCTCGCCTACCTTCCATCTCTACAAACTGGTACCCCAGTGTTCTGTAGTAGTCTTCTATCATTGGTAACCCGTGTTCAAAATTGAACTCACCTGCTAACGCTTCGACATACACCCCGGTACTTTTCGGGTACTCCGCTTTGGAGATTTGAAAGATCCCTAAGAGCTGCTCGTCGCTTCCTTCGATGGTCCAAAAGTCTGAACGTTTCTCCAGCGCGCTCAGCGCAAAATCTACCGGCCCTATGTACTCCGAGTTGTTTGAGCGTTCTATCGAGCGTTTGTAATATTCCAGACAACTTACCACTAAGTCCTTGAAGCCCGCGTGGTGCGGGTTAGCTAGCTTATAACTGTACCCATGATCCAGCGGAGTTATAAAAGTAAATGCCTTCCCCGCTTCCTGGGTTCCAACTTGTTCCATCTGCATACCTTATGTCCCCTTGTTGTGGCTTGGCAGGGGCAGAGTATACCACATCTAAATGTCCATCGCGAACTACGTCCAGAACCGTAGCAATTTCTATAAGCATATCCTGTATGTAACCCGGCAACGCCGCAGGATCTGTAGGTACCGTAGACGGATTAAATCTTTGAAACTGTACCGTCATCGATCAGACACAACTTCTGATTCAAGTGCGTAGCCAGACAAATTAAACCTTGTGTCTCCGGTTGTTTCAAACTTGACCGCTATGTACCTACCCCGTACACGACAATCCACTTTGTTGTCTTGACCAATGCGGAACGTCACGGGATCAGAATACGTCACCCCTTCGTACGGGTTTAGCTCACCACCAATGCTAATCCTTACCGTGCCTGTCCCCTCGATGCGGGGATACATTCGTGTAACAGACTTGACCATATTGGTATTACCAGCGTGTAGACCTACGCGCTCTAGAATACAGGTAAAGTCTGTACCGTCGAAGTCGTTACCGTAATCGACCAAGTACAACTTTGTATCAGCGGTGCCACAAATGAGCACCGAGTCACGGGTAGGACTATAGGGACTAAAGCCCCATGTGCTTGGTGTATCGTCCCACGAAGTAGTCGCATTAGCCCATGAGTTTGTATACGTGGGGTTAACTATGCCTTGTGATATGAACCGAGTACCTGGTAAATCTCTGGTGGTCCAAGAGTTGTCAACGTAGTTCCAGATCAAAGCCTTGTTCGGCAAATCGTTTGTAGCGTCAGACGAAGCATAGCAGAACCATACCTCGTTCTTGATCTTGTTATGAGCACAGAACGTACGGTAGATTGAGTCCTGCTCTAGATCATTAAAGAAGAACGTACGAACTTGATCGTCTATGATACTACGGAGCTGAGTGCCATTATGGATATATATATCATCAGGACTGACAAAGACATGCCGACCATCTCCAAGTGCTACTACAGCGTCTCTTGCAATTAAACCAGCGTTTTTAAAGCGCTCACGTATCTGGAAAGTAAACGCACCGCCGACGTACGTCATTGCGTATACGCTATCTTCCTTGTATACCATAAGTTCGTTGCCCAACGCAAGGGCGTTTAAGATATGTCCCTTTGTACCACCGATGGTAGTTTGACCGGATTCAGACGCGGTACTTGCAGTATTCCAAGTATCAGCACCGTTGCTCGACGAACCCTCTGGAATAGCATCGCTCCAACGAACAGAGAACGGCAACGCTGTGCCACTATCTGTCAGATTAAGAGCAATCAAGTGGTTCTTAAAGGGGACAATGGTTTTACAACGGAGAGTACCAGGCCAGTTAGTCAGGTCAGAAAACTGGCTGTCGCCTTGTGCATATTTCTGCGGAACATCGATGCCGTTGGTACAGACAAGCACACCGCCCAAGATACCACCTTGCCAATTGTTGGTCGTGCCTGAGATTGTTGTATACGACCCGGAGCTACGAGTAACAGTAGAGTGCGTAGTGTCGTTGATTTGGTAAAGTTCGGTAAGACCACCGTAGATCCACAGATCTGTAGACCCTTTTGTCCAACTTATGGCCCAATAGGGAGCAGCGCTTGGTGTACCTAGAACCTGAGTATGACCGTCTATACGACCAGCCTTCTTGTCTATGAACCTAGCATTTTGTACATCGTTGAACATGTTTGGTGGCATGTCGTATGGAGACAAATCGTGGTTAAACGTGAAACCACCCTGTAGTCCATTGATGTCAAAAAGTTCTTTAGCCATCAGTGCGTGTCCATACCGTTTTACCAAACGATTGAAGAGCTATAAAGGTACCGTCTTGGAACAAAAGGTTATCACCGTTTTCTTGAACTATGTTAAACATGTCACGGTCAAAGTTGGTTGAGTTATCTGCCTCGCTAGGCCAAACTGTACTGTCGTAACTTTGTAAAACAATGTAGCTATCGTCTTGGAACAGTAGGTTACCTTCGTCTTGTTGAGTAAGCGTATTATTGGTATTGGTCCAAAATGATATGTAGTATTCTTGTTGTAGGATAATATTGTTTTCTGTGAGAAGATTACGACCATCCTCTGCTAGAAGTTCGTTAGCCATACTTATGCTCCTCTACGGACCATACCCCCTGGATCACCTTGAACACTCATGGTCATAACTGTACCACTGTATCTCGCCGCGTCTTCAGCAGCTCGAACAGCGTTGACAGCTTCTAAGTAAAGAGCTGAGAAGCGTTGGAGCTGTTCGTTATCGTTAAGATATACAGCCCCTTCAGCACAAGAGCCGAACAAATACAACTCAGGGAAATTGTCAAGAATGTTGTTAGTTGCGACACTAGAGGACAAAGGGGTGAGTGCTGAATAGTAATTGATTCCGAGGGTGTAGGACCCGTCAGGTGTAGGAGCAATTTTAATATCCTCGCCGATAATAGAGTAAGCGCGTGGTACGCCGTTGGTGTAAGTACCGTACTCTCTGCTCAGCGATTCAGGCGACATATACGAAAGAGCGTAACTATTGCTTGTACTATCATAGACAACGTTACGTAGTTCTAACATATCTGACGGAAGATTGTAGAAGGCCGTGCCAGAGACGGTGGTGGTGTTGGCACGGACCATGTTAGCACGAGCACGTACGTCTCGATCTAGCCTGCGTTCGGTCAACGTTATAAAATCAGGAATAACCGCGTCCAGATCGGAGCGGTTCAAATAGTTAGCAATGCTTGTCTTTAATTGGTCGTAGGTAGACAGAGCCATTAGATCGTGCTTTCGTGTGTCCGAAGCCACCTGTACGAGGGATCATTAAGAAGCTGCTTAACCTTGGGCATATGGTCTTTATTAAAGACATCAACGCCGAGTTCTCTTTTCCACTTTTCAATTACGACCAGTGGAATACTAGCGACCTTACGCATCCCGGGGTTAACCTGTGGACCATACATTGAGTCGCCGTTAAGTTCCTTCTTATTAAGTTCTAGCAGGGGTTCAATATCCTGCACACGGTGGACAATCATGCTGTCCGTTTCGTGATCGTACTTGGCTTTTGTTTTAATAGGGGAATCCATGCTAACCTCTAATTGGGGAGAGCCACTAGGACCCTCCCCGTTTTAGACTTACGACAGGTCGTATACAGCGCCGAGAGCTTTCTCGTTTTTAACAACGAGAGTGTACTCGGTGATGATTGCGCGCTGTTCGCCGTCGGAGGTTGAAGCAACCTCTTTCTGGAAGAACGGACGCAGGTAACCAATGCCGTAGTATTCTGGGTCAAGCAACCAGACATCGCGTGAACGCTGGAAGCGGTTAGGGACAACGGCCATTTCACCAAAGTCGGAGACATAGACATCCATGCCGCCGATGATCCGCTGGTCAGCCGCGTCGATACGGTTGGAAGCACCGCCGGATGCACCGACACCGACAAAGCTAGAGAAGGTCTGCTTTTGAGCAGGAGCCATCATCAGGTACTTTGTGTTAGCGCCTTCGTTGTAAGCTGAAAGAATAGCAGCTTTCAACAATGATTCGGTAAACGCACGAGTTGTACCGTCGGTACGTGCTGCTGCACCACCACCAGCACCGTTGGCACCGTCAGATGCTTTGGAGATGTTGGTATTGATCCAGGTTGGAAGTGAACCAAGTTTACGAACCGTGCTGTCTGCTGACATAGCGGTCTTGGCTTGGTTGACACCTACGAGAGATGTTTCCATATCGCGCTTCAGCTCAGCAGAACGCTTGGTCATCTGATAGGCAAGCTCTTCGCGACGACCAGCCTTTGATACTGCATCAAGAGTACCGGAGACGAGCGTGGTCTTCAGAGCAATCTGACAGATGTTTCCGAGGCGGGTTGTCGCCGCTGGCTCAGCAGCGGTGAGCGTAGCACCTTCCTCGTGATAGTTCGTACCGCTAGCGGCTGCAAGTGCATCCGTTTGCCACTCGTGATTTACAGCAATCGCGTCCGAACGACCACCCATAGACATAAATGGTGTATCGGTTGGCGAGATGTCG